AAATTTTACAACGGCACAAAGGGACACGGCAAAGTTTTTGGGCGACTGGAAGTTAAATTTTAACGGTGAAATTATTGACGGAGTCATTGAGTTAAATGTAAACAAGCGTTTTATTTTCAATCCTGATAACGGCAAAGTTTATTCCATTTCGACAAATTTGCTTTTAGCTACATTTACCAATCAAATATCCTTTACATTTAACTCCGTAAAATACGACTTGTATAAATATGCTGACGGTAAATTTGCAACGGTAAATAATGATGTTAGGCTCATAAAAAAAGAATAATGAAAACAACCTTAATCAACTTTTTGCATCTTGGATGGGAAAAAATAACATACGCTATTTGTTGTGGCTGGATATTTTCGTTTTTTGTTCCGATTAAAGGATTCTTGATTTTTACAATTTTCGTGGTTTTTGCGGACATGGGAACGGGAATTCTCGCTGCAAAAAAAGAAGGGCAAAAGATAAACAGCCGTGGACTTTATCGCACAATAGAAAAAATAGTGGTGTATTTTTGTGCTATCCTTATTTTTGAAGGTGCAAGAAATACTTTTAGCCTTCCATTTAACATTACTTACATGGCAGCGTTTTTAATTGCAACTGTGGAGTTATATTCCATTTCAGAAAATATAAAACGTATTACAGGCGTAAATCTTGGCGTTTTAATTACGCGTTTTTTTAATCGTTAAAATAAATAATATGCAGACTAATTTAAAAGAAGCATTAAAAAATGCAGACACAGTAAAGTCACCGCTTGGCGATGTGGCTTGTTATAGTTTCAATTTTGCGGAATTGACGCAAGATATTTCAGTACATTTAGAAAACAACAAAATCAAATTTACTTGGCGGGAATATATCCAGTTGGCTCAAATCATTTGGGACAAGATTAAGGAAACAAGCAAAGAATGTGCTGGGAAAGAGATAGAGGTGAAACTTCCTCCCAAATTATCGCTCGTAGCTGCAGGTTTTGCACTCATCGGATTTAAATTATAGGCGCAGACAGATTCGCTACCTTATGCGGCTTCAGGGAGGTATATTGATTTATGCCTCCCTTTAAAATTGTAAATTATGAATAAAAATGAATTTTGTATTTTCTTAGATGCTGGTCATGGTGGTATTAATCCTAAGGTAAAATTACCAAATGGTTACACAACCTACCCTTCTAAATGTGCGCAACATAATAATGGTACTTTTCATTCTTATGGATGGTTTTTTGAAGGTGTGTTTAATCGGGTCGTTGTGCAATATATTGAACAATATTTGAATGATTGGGGATTTGTAACAATGAAGGTATATGATGAAGTCTTAGACACATCACTAACCAAAAGAGTAAATAAAGCGAATTTTGCAGCTAAAAATTATAAGGCATCTTTGTATTTAAGCATTCATGGCAATGCAGCCGAAAACAAAAGTGCTAGAGGATGGGAGGTTTTTACTTCGCCCGGACAAACCAAATCAGATATTTATGCAGAACTTTTATTTAAGGAGGTAAAATCAAAATTTCCTAATTGGATTTTTAGGGCTGATTTAACCGATGGAGATCATGATAAAGAAGATAGGTTTTACGTTTTAACCCAAACCGATATGCCTTCAGTTTTATCTGAAAATGGATTCTTCACGAATTATCATGATGCTAAATTAATGTTTGATACAGACTTTCAAAATAAAATAGCTTTGTGTCACGCTAGAGCTGTTTTTGAATACGCAACAAAAATAGGTTTACTAAATGCTTAAATAAAAAGGGGGAGACGCAAATGTCACCCCGATATTACCACTAATTAACAAAATGTAATCAACCTAATTTATATATTTCTTTAATAAAGTTAATGCTAAATCTCTAACATTATCTCCATTTGATTCTTTATAAATTTTGTACGCTATCGTAATCATTCTTCCTGATTCCATCATGTCCATTGGTGCCCTTTCATCTTTCATTAAAGGTTCAAGGTAAAATTTAAGCATAAATAATTTTGCTTGCGTTCCTTCGGCATATCTGATAGGTTTTGGATATTGCTTAGAAATTTTTTCAATTTCCTTCCATGTAGCAACACTAATACCATCTATCATTTCACTATTTTTTTTCATGTTTTTGGTAATTTTTAGCCTGTAAAGCAAGAGTAAAACAGTCTATTTCATCCTGACTTATTTTGGCTGGTTTAAAATTTGGTTCAAATTTGTAGCCTTCGTTCTGAAAGACTTTCATAAATGATATTTTTGTCCATTTACTCCCTTTTTGTAAAGGTGAAATATTATAGGCTTCGCAGCCATTTTCTTTAATCCATTCATAAGCTATTCTTGAAGCCGCTTGATTCATGCCTACCTTTCTGGATATACGGGAAAGGATAGCGCGATTAATGGAAGAATTAAAGGTTACATTTTGAAGGCTACTATCTTCCACTAAAACAACAACGTTTTCATAATCTTTATGCCAGTGAAAAGAATCTTCCAAAAAATCTACAAACCTTTTGTATTTTTTAAATTCAACTTCTTTGTTTGGCTTAATAAAACACGCTGCCATTCCGTTTATTCTTATTGCTGGGTCAACTCCGATATAGGTTCTCAAAATAGTGATAATTGAAATGAAGTAATATTTCTTCTAAAATTCTTAGGCACTTCTTCACTGTCATTCTTAACAATGATTTTACGCCTTCTTCGCTTTATAATTTTAGGTTCATTTATTCCGTAGGCTTCAACTCCTTTATCTACAAAGTTTATTTCCAAAAGATACCCAAAAACAATGATAGTTCCAACAAATAAAAACATGGTAATATATTCCCCTCCTTCATAATGTTCCTGTAGTCCGAAGAATATTTCAATTAAAGCCACAATCGTCGCGCCTAATGCTATTTTAGGTGGGTAAGTACTTCTACCTTTAGTGGGATTAAGAAAGTCCATAAAAACGACGGCAAATCGCCCTAATTGTAGAATTGAGGCTGCTATAATAGCTAACCAAAAATCTAAGGGTAAAAATATGGCAGTTAAGTACGCATTTATGCCATAAGTCAAAAGGATAGTTATTAGCATGATTGTAGGAATGTTATCCGATATGCTTTCAAATGTCCATTTGAATTGTGTATTCGTAAAGTTTTTTTCCATTTGTTTTTTGGTTTTTTGGTTTAAAATTGATTGTATTCTTTCTTCAAAGGAAAATTATCCCTTTTAATCTGCCAGTACTCCGCCATTAATGACGCTCTAAATTTGTAATCAGTATCGGTGTGATACCCTGATTTGTACACGCATTTACAAATGGATTCGTACAACTTTATTCCTTTGATTTTGTAATTTGCCTTTTTACAAGCCGCGTATCTTCCAGAGTTAAGAACACCAGCCCAAAGGTTCATACCTTCTTCGGTGGTTTCAGCACTCATAAATTTAGCCCTGATAAATTTATTTCTTCCTCTTATTACTTCGCGTGTTTTGTAAGTCACAGTGCCATGGCCTTTAAGAGCCTTAACCCCTCCAGCGTTGGCGTGTTTACGCCACAATTCAGTTTCGATTCCTTGAGAGGTTGCCTCAATGATAAAGAAGGAATAAATCATTGATACTGGAAAATCGGTTAAAACGTGTACATTCATAAGCATTGACTCATAACAATAAGCAAGGTATATGCGACGAAGCTTAGACCTGTCAACTCCTTTTAAATTCCTGAAGCCTCTACCTTCCAATGTTTGCCTAAGTTGTTCGCCTGATAACTTTCGCACCTCCCATCCGTATGAACGAGATCCGTAGGCGCTTTCATCAACTTCTTTTTTTTCGTCCTTACCTTGAATGGTTAACGACGTAATTTTGTGAACGTAAACAGTATCGCGCTGAATGATGGGAATAAATGAAGTATAATTGTATTGGGTGTTGATTGGTGAATAAATCAACCCAATAACAAAAGCAACTCCAACGGCTCCAGCTATTTGATATGGCAGCCGTTTATTTTGTGGGACATAAGTCTCGATTATTGGCTCTTTCATTATTCAACTATTTTTAGTTCCGCGTAAAAATGACCTCCATCATACTCGATACTTTCATCGTTGGCATCTGCAATAACATTTCCGTCGCAATCCTTAACAAGCCCTCCCCAAGTAAAATCTTCTTCTGGGAAATAATCTTCATTTCGCATTTTTGAATAAAC